TAATAAGTTGTGCATAAGATTTAATCGGTGGCCACTCATCGGTCTTGGGTTTGATACCAAGTGCTACGGCTGGTTCTATCATTTTCCTCCTTTGCAAAACCAAAGCAGGCTTTGCATCTTGTCATTTCTTTTTGCCCCAGGAATCCTAACGGGTTGACTGGGTTTGAATGTTGCAGGGTCGCACCCTAACGGAATAAGAAAAGCTTTTAACTGATCCACCCATTCGTTCTTTGGTGGCATCTCAAACCAACCATGCAAGCTCTTTCCGCCAGTATCCACAACGGCGTGTAGTTTCATGCTGAATAAATCGCGCATCAATTGGAACACCGCGCCCATCTCTGGCTTGGTTAACACATCGGACTCAACCACCAAGAACACCCTATGCTCAACGGTGTCATTGGATCGGCTGACCGTGTCTGGCTTGTAAGTCGCGCCAGTTGTGTACTGCCCGATTGGCTCGTCCAGCTTCTTCCAATCCCAAGCTGACCTAAAGTTCTGCGGATGCCTTCCGCTATCTTTGACATCACCGATCCAGATATTGTCAGCGACATTAAACATCGAAAGGAACAACTGATAGTCCTGCGCTGGATCGCCTAGCTTTACTGGACTCTCCTCGTACATATCCGCTGGGTCCCAATTGTAGTGCGTTAAGTAACGCTGCTTGTTTGACTCAGCAATCGTCTTGATCCTATCCAACACCTCGGTGTGCGGATCTTTCTTTATGATTAGCTTGGGTAGGGCTGTACCACCCGACATGATGTTGGCGGGCTTGTACAGCGGATCGGTGGAGATGGCTCGGCGCAGCTTGCGGTTAGCTTCATCTCGGTACGGCGTGCAGGAAGTATGCCAGCAGAAGATCGTGGGCGCGCCATCTATAAACACTGTGGTATCTCTGACTCTGGTGTGGCTTGTATGCGCAGCTTCCCCTGGACACTTGCACAGCCCATGGTTATCGGACTGCCAATCCACTTGGCCCACGATCTCTTCAGCTTGCCGTTGTGCGGTTGTCATAAAATTCAAACTGGCTGCTGATTCAAGAGGCGAACACACACTGAGGAACTGCCCGCCGCAGGATCTCCCTGCGTACCACAACGCCAGTTAGTTATTTGTTCTTCAATGCCTCCAATACCTTGTCAACTCTCTCCACCGATTGCCAAGGTAAAATGGTGTGCCTGCACCTAGGGCATCTTTCTAGGTCAAGGTCTTTAATAGTTTCCCCGCCTATATGATAGTCCTCGACTATTGCCTCATAAGTTCCTTTCCAGCATTCTGCACACAAACCTTTCGGTGGGAGCATCCCATTCTCCATGGCAAGCTCGTCCATGCCCTTCAGCATTCTATCCGAAATATCAGAAGGTCCATCCTCAAGCCAGCAATCGTCTTGGGTTACGCAAAGGGTGTAGGTTTCCTCGCCCCAATAGAACTTTACTTTGTTCATTTCGCATCCAATCTTTTAATCTTCGATAGGCATTTAGGGCATAGATCTTTAATTAGCCCAGCCTCCCCACCGCGATCATCCATCTCCTCGAAGGGGATGCCTCCGCCTACCACCTTGGGTTTGCCATTCCCAATTCTAATCTCAATAGAAAAGCAGGGGTCGGTGTGGAAGTTGACTGCTGGGCGATTGCATAGGGTCTTTTTGGTTTTAGGCCAATCCCCCCTAGGGGCTTTACCCTGGATGCAATGAAAGTCCTGCCCACACTTAAATGCTTTCCACGATTCTGTTGCTGGTGCTCCGTATTCTAGGAATACAAACTTCTTGCCTAACTTTGTTTCCGTCGTCTTTTTAACCCTTTGTGTGTTTTTCATATTTGAGTTTTGGCATTTACCCAAAACCAATGCAAGCATTATTTTTTAAGCCCCCAACTCCATCGCCTTTTGCGATGCAAGCACAATATCTTCGGCAGTAATATTCCGCAGAGCATTGCACCAGTATTGCGTCTTGGGAGTCTTGTTGGTCGCATCCTTACACTTGGCCTGTGGCAGCCCAGCGTGCGGACGGCAAGGTGCGTGCGGGCAAGTATCGGGCTTGAACACCGATACGTTCTTACTATAGTAAGTCATTCTGTCTTCTGGGGAATACGAACCCCACAACGACACACACGGAGTATCCAACCCAGCAGCCATGTGATTGACGCTACTATCTGGAGCGACAACAAAGTCAGCCCCGCTGATAATCGGGAACAGCGAGCGCACAGTCTTGGTGCAGTTAAATAAGTCAATCACTCGCGGATGATCCACCTTGAAGTTGTTTGAGTTATCCAGCCCAATGATAACGGCGTGATGTTTGGGGTAGGCCTCCAGCAACGCCAGCACCGCCTCCTGCCCCATCGTTGGCGGGTAAGTGCGGGTAGGACCGCTGGACGAAACGTGGTAGGCAAAGAACGGACTAGGCAACGGCCACTTGCCCATCGCCTTTAGCTCTTCGTGGTCTGGCTCGATGAGATGCAGGACTGGCTTACAATACTTCGCCATCTTCTTCTCATCCCAAACCCCCATCCACTCGTAGATCCGCTGGTAACAGTTGCCACCGCCAGTGCCTAGCTTGGTGTTCCCAACCTGACCGCTGAACAGATCGTCAGTAGGTAGGTGTGCGTCAAAAGAATCCCATGCCTCGAGCGATGCAGGCAATGGCCACAGCTTTGCACCCAAACCAGCGTAGAGAGGCAGGTTGCGGGCAGGGGCGTAAACCTCCACCACACCACCCGACTCCTGCACCAAGTAGTTAACGAAAGCAGTAGCGATGATTGCGTCACCAATTGCCCCAGCGCGATAAACGGCTGTTGCACCACCAGCAGCACGGCCATGATAGTATGGTTTGATCTTATGTGGGCAAGGGATTGAATCCTCCCAAGTTGGTCCAGTTAGCTCATCAGGCAGCATATAAGTAGTGCGCGGGTAGAGCATATTGTCATCGACTTTGTGAATTGAGTTTGAGTTATTTGTCCATAGTTTCATTTGTTATCCTCCATTATTTTGTTGATGCACCTGATGATTTCCGCCGCGACTTGCGGGTCGATGGCGTTTCCAAGAGCGTGACATCTGTCCACCCTATTGGATACCCCATCAAGTATTCTACAAATTGAGGATTCAGATTCTTCTGACCATTCTCCAATGCTGCTACAGCATCCTTCAGCTTCACTCCCCATCTCACACCCTTCTTGTTCTTTCTGTACCATCCGCCCCCCCCCCCATCGTTCTCCGCCTTGACCACTCCGCCTTCCAATTCGCAGGCTCTTGGACTCGGCCACATCCATCGCACAGATCCAGACTCTATCTCTTCTGTGCGGAGCATTGACGGCACAAGCTGGAATAACAAACGATTGGACTTCGTAATCTTTGCCTTCCAGGTCAGACAACGCCTGGTCGAGTGCCATGTTTTTGATGCCAGCAACATTTTCGCCAAGCACCCAAGTGGGCCTTGCTTCGCATATAACTCTAAACATTTCAGGCCAGAGATAGCGGTCATCTGCTTGTCCTCGTTTTCTCCCAACATCGCTAAACGGTTGGCATGGAAATCCGCCTGTGAGAAGAGTGACTCCTGTGTATAGCTCGCCTCGTACTTCTCGGATGTCTTTGTGACACGGGACTTCGGGCCAATGCTTTTTGAGGACTGCTTGGGCGTAGGGTTCGTTGTCACAGAAACCAAGGGTTCTATATCCATTCCATCTTGCCGCCAAGGCAAATCCTCCGATACCACTAAATAAGTCGAGGTGTGTTTTTTCATTCACCTTCCAGTATCTCCTTCGCTATCAAAGCCGCTGCATCGACCATGGTTATGATCTGGATTAGGTCGATAGCGTGGCCATGAGAAACGCGATCCCTCTCTATGGCTAGCTTATCGCGTGCGATGAGAAGCATATCACGCGACCATTTGAGTCTGTCTCTAGCCCCTATGGTCATGCCTTTTCAAAAGCTCCTGTAAGGAGGTTCAACACCCAGCCATTACCGTGAAACTTGTCGTAGAGCATTTGATTCATAATCCACGCTAGGGGTGACACGTTTGATTCCAGCAACTGCCCAGGCTGGCAGGCGTTCTTGTCCAGCATCTCGGCCAGTGCATTCACCTCCAGCCGTGCGTATTTGTAAATTGATTTCACGCGGTTTCTTCACCCACCACAGCGTCAAAGCCTTGCTCCTCGGCGTGGTAGGTGTTTGTTTGTACTCGAAGCCAATCTGGTTTAGCAATAGGTTTCTTGCCAGTGAAAGAAGTTTCTGTGAACAACACATTGTTGCCTGGCACGCAGGCCAACCGCCCATTGTGCAGGGCGATGAAATGGTGCGACTTAGTTTGGCTAGGTTCAAGGCTATAGCCATCCCCGTAAGGCTCGGCGGTAAACATATAGCTTCCGCCCATCCACTCCTGCCTACTGGCGATCCACACGTTGCAGTCTAGCTCGCGCAAGTAATCGTATTCGATTGTGGCAAAGTTGTAACCAAAACAATCCCAGCGTTGCGCATCCCGCAGCTCCCACTTGTGGGAATTTCCAACCGAATCGTGACAGATGGCGGACAAGGGTAAGCCTCGGTAAAGCGCACCGCATTTGAGCATCACGGTGCAAGCCCAAGCTCGGTGTGGCACACTGGATAACCCAAACCAAACTGCCTCCTCCCAGCCCTGCACTTGGCCTTGGCTAATCACGGACTTGTCAACCGACACATACTGATGTCGGGGTAGGTTAGCTGCGTGGGTCATCGCCAAGCTGGTCCAGTTAACCAAGCCACAAGCACCCAGCGTGTACCCCAGATAGGCGCACGCGCACGATGTTCGATGTATGACGGGAACCAGCACCCCGCCCCTTGATCGCGAATAAACCTAGCGTTCTCTAGGTCGGCCTTAACTTGCAAGCCGCCGCCCAAGTACTCGGAAGGATCGGACAGATTGACCACCATCGTCATCTTTCGATCCGATCCAGTAAACGCATCCCAGTGCCACCAAAACTGCTGGAGTGGATTGTACTTTAAGATCTGCAACTGCTGCACCCCTGTAATGTCAAAGCGGTAATGCTCGGCGTTTACTGCCATAGTCAATTCGTTTACGATTGAGTAAAGCCACTTGTAGTGCGGAGCCATCGGAACCCAGCAGGACGAACAGCTACGCGCAAACGATCTCCTGGTCGTGCCATCCTTCTTCATCACAGTCGCACGCTTCATCCCGATTACCTCTGCATCTTGGCGTAGCATCATGCACTGCGTTGGTGTCAACACATAGCGGTCTACGGCTGCGGTCAAAACCTTCTGCTTGAACTCGCTCATTTGATTTCCTCGCAAAGTTCCAGCAACGCCTTGTTAACGGCGTAGCTAAAGCAGGCAAGCTTATCCTTGAGGATATGTTTGCGACCAGCCTGAGCCATTGCCTCAAAAAGCTCATCGTCAACTTCGACCATAATCTTTGCGGTTTTACACTCCTCAACCTTAACCAACTTAATGTCCCTAGTTTTCTTCCTCATAGATCCAGTTCCTTTCTTATGTAATCAATCAGCTTTAAGATGATAAAGCCAGCGCAGTAGATTATCGAAAGAATCAGCCAACTGTAAAGAATAAACCAACTGATTGCCCACACGA